ATTTTAATTTTTGTATAATTTTAATTTTCCTAAATTAATTATTTTAATGTTAACAGGAATATTAAACTTATAATATTTCCCGATTTTCAATATATTCCATGTTGAGTCTTTAATATAAAATCCGTAATTATTTTTGATAGATAAATATCCAATAAAATTATCTATTTCTACATCTTCCTTCTCTTCAAATATTTCTGTTAATTTAATTTCTTTCGGTAATTCAGAATACAATTCAACAAAATTTAACTGTTTTTTTTTAAATATAAAACTACTAACTTCTATAAAAGATAATAGTATTATATAAATTATAATAATTAATACATACATTATTAATTAATTATTATAATTTTAGAACAAATAAAACTCACATTACTTACACTTACTTACACTTACTTACACTTACTTACACTTACTTACTTACACTTACTTACACTTACTTACACTTACTTACACTTACTTACACTTACTTACACTCACTCACACTTACTTACTTACTTACTTACACTTACTTACACTTACTTACACTTACTTACACTTACTTACACTTACTTACACTTACTCACTCACACTTACAGTACTTTCCAATATAATTCGATATAATACTTGATAATATTATTATTATTAATTAATTCAATTGGACCTTTTACGTAAAATCCGAGAGGTTTATAATAATTAATTAAATCTGCTCTTATTTTTTTATCTTTGAACATTAAGAATTTACTTTTTTGAAATTTTATAGGGTAATCAGAATCATTATTAACAAAATCCAGGTCATTTGAACAATCGATTATATATTTATATTTAGTACAAACTTTTCTTGTTTTTGAATCGATTGTTTTTGATAACATGTTGACAATAGTATCTAATTGTTCTGTTGGAAGTAAAAGACTTTGCATAAAATTATCATAAGCCGAATTATAATTTAACACATATGTATCCTGCAATTTTTTTTCTGTTGGTAAAACGGTTGGTGTAATTGACGTACTGTATTCCCACCCATTAATAATATTTGACTGCATTTTATATAAAATTTAATGTATCTTTAAATAAATTACTTTTTACTTTTGCTTTTACCTTTATCTTTATCTTTCTTTTCCTCGGATTCAGACTCAGAATCTGATTCTGAATCTAATTCTTCAATTTCGTCTTCTGAATCAGATTCTGAATCATTAGATTCAGAATCGGAATATTCAAAATCGGATTCAGTAACCATTTCTAATTCATGTGTTACATCTGATGTCTTTGTTGTATTAATTTTGGGGAATAAATTTTCAAGAACACCTAATTGTTCTGTACTAAATTTATCTGGTAATACCGGTTTAAATTTAACTATAAGATCACCATATTCATTTTCAGAACCATATATAGGCATACCATATCCTTTTAATTTTCGGTAACATTCTAATTCATCTCCAAACACATTAATTTGATTTGAATTAATATTTATTTCTCTTCCATCTAAATGTGTAATTGTCATATTACAATCATATGCTTCATATAGTGATATATCTTTTTCTACAATTAAATTATTATTTTCCCGCTCAAAATCATCATGCTCGGCGCAGCACAATGTAATAATAATATCACCGGTTTCATACCCCTCTCTTTCATCTGCTTGTTTATTGAATGTTAAAACTTGTTCGTCAAACATACCCGGTTCAATATTGATTATTATTTTTTTCTTTTCATCTACAACTTTCTTTGTTTTACCGTCAGAAATAAGTCTTTTTCTTCTAACTGCTAATCTTTTAGTCTTACCGGAATATAATTCTTCTAACGTCACATTTAATGTAAAATGGAGATCTTTTGTTTTTGGTGCTAATGAATCCATTTCTGAATCGGACCCAATTTCCTCTATTTGATTTCCGAGATTTATTTTTGAATTCTCCCCAGGAACAATATTCTCACACACACTACCAATGTCTGCCATATTTCCAGATGTCATTTTTTCAATAAAATCAGGAGTTACCATTTTAGAAACCGATTCGGTTACCTGCGATATCATCTTTGACATATCCATACCGTTTAAATCCCCATGTTCTTTATTTTGTGTAATATTTGATGCGACCTGTTGAGCCATTTTTACAATCTCTTGCATATTAGCACCGTCCATTTTATGTTTCTTAATTATAAAAAAATTAATCATTAAAACGCGATATTATTTTAATTATTAATTTTTTTGATTTAATACTTTTGGTAAATTTTACACTTTTAGCCGATTTTACACTTTTAGCCGATTTTACACTTTTGGTGGATTTACACTAAATTCTGAGTCTCTGGCTGCTTGAAGTGTATCCATATCAAGCTTTCCATCTTTTTCCTCAGTCCATGTTGGAAGACCCTTAGACATATCATCTGCATCTAAGGACGAAAAAAGTCCATTTGAATCAACTGAATCATCATCTATGGTAGAATACGTATTACTGTTATTATGTTTATTATTAAAATTCAAATACTCCATTTCATCTTTGCTAAAATGGTCAAACACTTTCTTTCCTAATAAAACATCTTTTCCATTTACAACTAAACATGGTATGCTTGTAACAGTTGGCGGTAAATTTCGTTCCAAAGATATATCTATATATTTTATTTGAATATCTTTTGGTATATATTGTTTCAATTTTTCACATGCTTCTGATTGTGGGTGGTAAAACAGTAATAGTGTATCACTCATTTTAATTATTTACTTTTTATTTATTTAATTTTTTAAAACGACATTTAAATTAAATAAATAAAAAGTAAATAATAAAAAGTAAATTAAAAAAAATAACTTATATTAATGAATTATAATATTATTATAGTAATATTAATTTTAATTGCGTTATTTACACTTTTTAAAAAAGAAAACTATTCAAGAATAATACCCAGATATTCAAATACTCAATGTTCCGGTAATACATGTAAATATCCTTCTACAAATAATAAACTAAATACTCTTTGTAATAAAGAAGTTGCGAAGTATCAATATGGTGATAGATTTATTAAAAATCCAAATAAGTATTTAGAAATGGTCGCCCGATTACTTGATGATTTATCAAGTAGCTCAAAAATGGACAATTATAAATTAACTGATAAAAATTTTTTAGGTGATCCAGACTATTTAACACAATTTATGAATTTGAAAGTAAATAAATTAATTCAAGATAAAGAATATTTACAAAAAAATGGATCATGGAAATACGAAAATTTTTATATATCAGAACCAACGATTCATTATTATTCAACAGATGAACAAAATATTAATGTATTTAAAATAATTTATACACTGGGTAATCCTCTCAGATCATCATATACAAGTTGTATAGCATTTATAAAGGAACACGGTGAGCAAAGCGGAAAATTAGAAATTGTTTATACGACATTTCTAAATGAATTTGAAACTAATAATAATCAAAGTAATTTAGATGTAATTCCAAAAGAAGCTCTGAATTTTTCCTTCTTAGGAACATTAGCTAATATTGATACTACTAAATTTGGTAATTCAGGAAATTATTCGGGTATTAATGATATATATGAAAAACATGATGAAAAATTAAATATTAAAGCTGATATACCGGATGAATTTAAAGAAAATAATTTTAAAGTTCAAATATTACCACCATTATTTGGAAATGGTGTAATTGATTATCCTGAGAATAAGGAATTAGATATTAGCGCCTTCTTCTAGTTACAACATATGATACACTCACTTTTTTTTCTTCGGTTGTTGGTGTTACAGTTGGTGTTGGTGTTGGTGTTGGTGTTGATTGTGTTTTATTTAGAGATGAGTCATTTTGTTTATTCAAAATCAATTCATCGGCTTTTTCTATTAAATCTTTAAATTTTTCATAATTTATTTTAGATGCTTCTTTTATAAATTTATTTAATAATTTATAATCATTATGTTCAATACCGTATTGTAATTGTAATTTAATATAATTTTCTTTTAGCATAACAGTTGGTAATATTTGATTATATTCATCCATTACATTTTGTAAATCGATTTTTCCCACTATTTTAGTTATTAAATTATTTAAATCAACTGAATATTGAAGTGAATACACTTTTGCGTCTTTTGATGCAGGAAATTCTTCCATTGATTCGAATATGCCCGTTTCAGATTCAATCCATGTTGAATATGAAAGTTCTGCCATAGTTGAATAAATTATTTGTTTAGTTATTATATTATCATTATTTCCCGAATTTAAATATTCATTCATTAAATTAATTTTTGGTATCACGGATTCTTTAATTTTAAACTTTTTAGTAATTATTTCTGAATTTTTAAATGTATATTCGGATTTAAGTAAGTAGTAATAAAAAATTTTAGGAGGATTATTTAAGAAATTGTAATTATCATTTGATATAGTAAAGGTTATATATTCTACAATTTCAGATGTATAAAATTCACGAATAGTTTCAGAATCTTTTTTGATTTTAGAATCTAATGAATAAATATAATCTAAATCCTGAGAATCATAAATAAACATATTATCATTTGATAATAAATACTTTTTACCTTTAATCAATTGTCTACTAGACACTCTTTTATGTGAAATTGTTATACGCGGAAGCCGGATTGTTTTATAATTTTGTTCTTTTAATTCCGAGTCTTTTAATTCCGATATAATTTTGTTCTTTTAATTCCGAGTCTTTTAATTCCGAGTCTTTTAATTCCGAGTCTTTTTCTTTCAATTCTTTTTCTTTCAATTCTTTTTCTTCCGATTCTTTTTCTTCCGATTCTTTTAATTCTTTAATTATTGGATGAACATCATAATATTTTTTATTATTAGAATAATTTACATTTTCAGATATAGGGGTCATTTTTGTAAAATGCTTCATTTTTTTTAATTTTTCTGAATAATTTAATAATTGTTGTTTTTGTTCTAATGCGAGTAATTTTACATCAGAAATATTAAGTTTTCTAATGAAAGAAAGTCTTGATATATAATCATTTGCCTGTTTTTTAGCTATCTCCCACCGTTTAGTTTTTGAATAGTCTATCTTATCATTATATTTTTTAAATTCAATTGTATCAATAGAAATATCAATATTTGTTTTTTCTGATATATCTAATAAATCGGATTGAACACATTTATTTTTAATATATTTACATTTAATTTTATTGATTGAATATGAATTTATATCATTACAATCAATTTCATTATTAAACCTATTGCACGGGTCAAATAAGTCTTTCGCACTTCTTTTTATAAATTTAGAATTGACTCCTTCCCTAAATATTTTAACTTTATTTATTGTATCATTATACTCTACAAATATATACATAGTTGAATGAATAAATGTTGTCATATCAGAATCTTCAAAAATTGCTGGACCTTCTATATAATAATATTGACTTAATTCCTTGAATTTTGAATTATAAATAGGTATATAATTATCTGTATATTTAAATGGCACAGCATATTCACGAGAAAATGTATCTTTATATACTATATAAATATCACCAGGCGATTTAACACCAAGTCTCTCACGGTAAATATAATTAACAAATGATAGATATTGTTTTGTTTGAGATAGTTTTGTGTTATATTCAAGAATTGATTTTTGTTTATATATTTTTTCTGTATTATCATCAGAATATTTTTGTATCTTATCCATACATTCTTTGTATAATGAATACACTTTAATAGATTCTGTATAATCAATTTTTAAAGTTGTAGCAAGAGAATATATATCGTCATCAGTATAATTTCTGACTGGTTCTCCAAAATCATCGAAATCAATATTTGAATAAAATGAGGGAAAATTACCCCCGTATATGTATTCATTTATTCCAATTACAATATAATCTGGTGTATAAAAAGTATTTCCATTTATTATTTTTGGTATAATATTTGTTAATACTGGGCAAATATATGAATTATCTGCGATTGAATACATTTTATCTTTTTTATCATTTTTAATTTTCAATATTACTAAATTAATCGCGTTAATCAATATTTTTCTATAATTTAATTGTTCTTTGTTTTGTTGTTCTAATAATGCGGTTTTATACATTTCTAATTCAGAAAAACGAAATTTATTTAAATATTTAGAAAGTAATTCATTCATATTTTCTTCTTTTAATATAATACTTCCGAGACGTTCAATATTTATTAATTCCATATCTCCTTCTTTTATTATAAATTCTGTAATTGTTGGAATAATATTTTTATAATCTGTTATTAAATCACATAATGATGTATATGACATTTTAATTAAATTGGTATATTTTTTATAATCATTCGGTCTTTTTGAATATGAATAAATAATGGATTCTGTTATATCTACAACTTCTTTTATTGAATTCTTATTTAAATTACATTTATTAAATATTTGATATAAACTTGCTCTTGTTTCAACTCGTAATGATATATCAGCAACTCTAAATATTATTCTCGATGGTAATCTGTTTCTGTGGGTCTTTAAAAATTCTAATTTAACTCTGGTTGGGTTTTTACCATATGGAATGATTACATTATGACATTCTAATAATGATTTATTCCACTGTTTATATTCTAACATTTGTTCGAATATTTCATTTACTTCTAATTCTGATAAATCAATTTTATCTTTTTTAAATTGAAGTATATTATCATCAATTGATAGTAAATAATCTTTATAAATTAAATATTTATCAATTTTCGGATTCCATGATTTAATATAATCTAATGTTTTTTCCGGGTTTGTATAATATTCTTCTAAATCATTTTTGGGGATTATAAATGGTATTTCTATATTAATTAAATAAATAAATGATAATGTTCCACTAATATAATTTTTAAGAGAATCAGAGTATTCTTTGAAAATAAATATAATTCTATAAATATTCTGCAAGTAATCTGTATTTGAATAATTAAATATATCATTTTCTAATGTTTCTATTAATTCATTATTTTCAGGATAAAAATCCAATATGTATTCTCTTAAAGTGTTAATACCCGATTTTCTTTGTTCTTTGATATATTTATTATTATTAATTAAATCAGATACAGAGTATTTACCCTCAATAGTTTCTTCGGGGTCTTTTCCGGTCTCTAAATAATTTTTAATTTTTTGAATTTTAATATATAATATATCAGCACTTTTTAAATAATCAGACTTTTCAAGTTTTATCATATTTTGAGTAAGTATAATCAATAAATCAGATAAATAATTTTCAAAATTTGAATATCTTCTTATCAATTTAACTGAAACACCCGAAGTATATACATGTAATTCCCATACTTTGACCAGGTCAGTTTTATTTCCAGGCAAATTTTCATTTTTTAATTGTATATATAAATCGTCTGATAATGGCTTAATAATATCATAATATTTTTCATCAATTTCAACTGTATTAATATCCTTTTTAAAATACTCTTTTTTAAAACTAATAGATGCAACTGAACCTTTTTCTGTATATTTTTTATACTTTGAATATTTTTCTTTTTTTGGAATCTCTTTTATTTTTAATAAAAAATTACCTTCAACTGGTAATTTTAATTCTCCAATCTTAACTGTTTTAACTTGTGTAAATATACCACTCACTTGTTCTAATGGATCCGGTTCGAAAAATGAACTTGTAAAATCTTTTGTTATTAATTTTAGAGGAACTTTATAATATTTAGCTTCTTCGCTGAGTATTTCTTTTAATTTATCATAAGATTCAGGATACTCTCTAAACTTCATGACCGGGATTGAATTATTTTTTAAATTTTCAATATAACTAAATTGTTTTCGGATATTAATATCACTATTATCGATACAATCTAATAGTTGTTCGCGACTATTTGTTTTTAATTTTTCTCTCAAAGTTTTAATTGTTAATTCATAACTTGGGTCCATAATTAAATTGATATTTGTATCTTCTCTCTTTTTTAAATTTAATAATTTAAAATTTACCGGATCAACCATTTTCCACTCTACATAATTTAAATTATCTACGGATAACTCTGCACGTTTGTAACCTGGAATATATTTTTTTGCTTCTTCTTGTGCCTTATGTAATTGTAATTTATAGTCTTCGTGTGTTTTAATGTAATTGGCAATTTTATTTTTAGGTTTCTCTGGCCAAATAATATTATATTTATTTGCTATATCTCTTAGATGTTGTTCTTCTGACTTTTCTAATTCATCTATTTTTTTTTCAAATGTTTCTGGTAATACAGATTCTATTTTTATACTTTTTTTTGAATATGCTTCATTTTCATTTAATATTGATAATTCAAATTTAATTAAATTATAATATTTTCTATTATAATCTACCTCATCAATTTTATCTTGTACATATTCATCTTCTAATTGTTTTTTACTACTATTAATTTTTGCAATACGTTCAGTATCTATATCTGATAGTTCAAATTTTTTATGTGATAACGCATTTTTATAATCAATCATTAACTTTTCATGTTCAAATGTATTATCATCTATTTGATTAGTTTGAAATAATAAATTTAATATATCAGAATAATTTGTTAATAACCCGTCATCATCTAATTGAGTCTGTTCTATATCAGTATCTTCATCTGAATTATTATATTCCGAATCGTCAGATTTTTCGTCATAGTCAGAATAATCACCCATTATAACTTATTATTATTTTAAAAAATAAAAAAAAATGTATTAATAAATGATAACTATTTATCTACTTGAAAATTGTAAATATTGTAAAAACATCTATTCTTATATAAAAAAAAATCCGTCCAGGCATATATGTGTTATTTATCTATCAAGAAATGATTTAGAAGAGATAAAAAAAACAAAAGAATATTCATTATTAAATGAATTTCCCGTCGCATTTATGGGTAATCCCAATAAAAAAGGAATGCCAAGAAAAAATGCAAAAAGTTTTTCTGGAACAAAAGAAATAACTAAATTACTTTCCTATAATTTTACTAAAAATAATTTTGGAAATTTAAAAGGTAATATACTTAATTTTAATTATCCAGAAGGTAATATTGGTAATATACATCAAAGGAATAACCATACTTGTTTCAATAGTAATTCCTGTCATGTAATGGATAGACCATATGGACAATGTGATAATCAATATTTATTAAAAAATTCTCAACCAATAACTTCAAATCCACATAGAAGTCATATACCTGTTCAATTTGGTACAACACCCGGAACAAAAGAATGGAAACATGAAAGAGATACTAAATCATATGTTCCTGAAAAAATGATCCATAGTCAAAAACAAAATAAATTGGTAAATATTCCAATAAATTATAAAGATAATAAGTTAAATAAAACAAATTGTAATTACGGTAAATATATAGAAAGTCCGATAAATAATACAGCACCCTTTTTAACATACGCTGCTGGTTCAAATACGAACTCTCGTAAAACAGGTGAACCTTATTTTCCTGTTCAGAATCCACAACAAATACAAAATTCACCAGATGCTTATTTAAATACTAACTTAAAACAGTATTTGCAGGGTACAGATTTGAATTTAATGAAAAATGGTATGTCAAAATACGGAGATGTATTAGTACAAACCGCATTTAATTCATCGCAAGGTAATTCGGGTGTTGCACAATTATGGAAACCAAGACAATTTATTGATAATGGAAATAGTTATGGTAAGTCAAAACCTAAAAAGAATAATCTTCTAAAACCTAAAAAGACTAATCTTCCAAAACCTAAAAAGACTAATCTTCCAAAACCTAAAAAGAATAATACATTAACATCTCCATTGGGTATAGAAATAAACTTTGGAAATTAAAATAATACCTTATTAATAATGTCGAAAGAATTTTGGGATTTTCCAGAAAATATAAATTATACTAATGTAATTATAAATAATAATATGTATAAAGTACTTTATAAATATGATAACTATAACGATGCTGCTATATTATTAAATAGTATTAGAAATTTAATAGACGCAATATGTAAGTATTTATATGTAAATTATGATACATATTCTACGAAAAACAAGGAATATATAAAGTGTTTTTTAAGTATACACAATGGTAATTATTTATTATCAGAAATGCAACTTAATACACCATTTAATGGACTTAATAAACCTAAAAATATTTATTTATCAAACGAAATATCAATAGGAAAAGACCATAAATTAAGAGCAAAAAACAGAGATATATTTTTAACAATCCGAAAGACAGATGGTAAATTTAAATCAGAAAACAGTATTTTAAAATTAGTTATACATGAAATTACTCATACTATGTGTAACCACGTTAGATGGAGAGACGATGATCATAATGAAGATTTTGATAATTGTGAAAAATTAATAATATCTGTTGTTAAAGAACTTTAAAATGATGCAGCGTCTCTTTTGCAGAAATTTGTTCTGCGTCTTTTTTATTTTTTCCTATTCCACATTTATATTTAATAGAGTCAACAATACACACAATTTTAAATGTTCTATTATGTGGAGGACCATTTGTTTCTAATATTGTGTAGGTTGGTGTATTTCCATATTTAGTTTGACAATAACGTAAAAGAATATCTTTATAATTGTCGTCGATTAATAATTCATCAAAATTAATAAATTTTTCAATAATTGATATTATAAATTTTTCAGCATAATCGAAACCTAAGTCAAGATAAATAGAACAAATTAAGGCTTCTAAACAATCTTCTAATATATGATCATTATTTCTCCCATTTATATTTTCTACTTTTATATTTAAAATCAAATATTTATTTAAACCTAATTTTTTTGCAAGATAAGCAAGATTTTTTCCATTAACTAATTTAGTTCTAATTTTAGTTAAATTACCTTCTTGACTATTCGGATATTTATTAAATAAATATTTTGCAACGGTTAGACTTAATACTGAATCACCTAAAAATTCATATCTTTCATACGATTCTTTCATATAATCTGGGTGTTCATTATTCTCTTTTGCTGTTTTGACTACACTTTTATGAACAAAAGCTTTTTTATACTTAGTAATATCAATCGGTTTCATTCCGATTATATTTTCTATATCTTTTCTTGATAACACTTCATGGTTGATTGCCGATTGCGTAATACTAATTTTAGTATCAGGCGATGAGCAAGAATTAGTATCATCAGAGCATTCTAAATCACACATTATTAATTATAATTATATTATTTTTTTAAGTAATTACTATTTTGTAAATTTATCTATTATTATTTTTTAAGTAATTTTTACAAAATAATAATTACTTAAAAAACAATAATTACTTAAAAAATAATAATTACTTAAAAAACAATAATTACTTAAACAAAAACGTTATATAGCTTCAATGAATTATTTTACAGAAGATGAAAAAAAATCCAGAGAAATTTGGGATACCGCAGTAGAATACAGAGATAAGGATAAAATTGAAAAAGAAAAAAAAGAAAAAGAATCAATTTCACTTTTTAAATTTGAAAATTGTAAAATGTGTAATACACCAGTTAAATTATCATGTAAATATGATGGTAATTATCCTCTGTGTTATATACATCGAGATCCGAATGATAGAATTAAAAACAATACTAAAAAACAATACTAAAAAAACATAATACCCAGAAAAATAATACCTAAAAAACAATACTAAAAAACAATACTAAAAAACAATACTAAAAAAACATAATACCCAGAAAAACAATACTAAAAAATAATACTAAAAAAACATAATACCTAAAAAACAATACTAAAAAACAATACTAAAAAACAATACCAAAAAAAAATAATACTAAAAAATAATACTAAAAAACAATACTAAAAAACAATACCAAAAAAAAATAATACTAAAAAACAATACTAAAAAACAATACCAAAAAAAAATAATACTAAAAAACAATACTAAAAAACATAATTAAAATATACTATGTATAATAAATGGATAATAAACAATTGTTTTTATCACATACTTGGAAATATGATAATTTAAATAGAAATACTCATTTACGAGTTAAGAATATTGGAAATATATTAAAAAAGTTTGGATGGACAATCTGGTTTGATGAAGATGACATGAAAGGAAATATAGATGCTTGTATGGTTAATGGAATTAAAAAGTGTGATTGTGTTATAGTATGTTTAACTGAAAAATATATAGATAAAATCAATTTAGCATCTAATAATACAACCATTCGTGATAATTGTTTTAAAGAATGGACATATGCAAATTCTATAAATAAACCAATTATACCAGTTATATTAGAAGAAGAAGTTAATACATCAGAAGGAAAGGGTATATTAGATATGTATCTTGGAAATATGTTATACACTGATTTAAGTGAAGATATTAATCATCAAAGTATAACTAAATTAAATGAGATGTTATTGAAATTAAATTATAAACCTAGATATAATAATACTGTACACAAAGATAAATTAAAATTAATTAAAAATCGTTTAGTATTTAATTTATTACGGTCTACTCTTCCTAAATTACCTCCGATAGATCAGCACAGATGTTCTCTTCAACCAATTGAACCAAGTTATCCAAATTTAACGAAGAGTAATTATCGTCAACGTAGATATAAAAGTACTCCAAATATTATTAATCTTTAATTAAAATAAATACTTCATTCCCCGTGTCCCAATAGTGTTTCACGATTGTAAAATACTCTAAAAGCATATTTTTCAATTCAGTTATTTCAAATATATAATAATATCTTGGTATTTTTCTCCAATTAACTATTGTATCTCCAAAATGTGTAAACTTTCTTCTCGTTTTATCCGGTTGTTCTTTGGACCATACTGACATTAATATTTTCCCCCCAGGTTTAAGTACTCTACTCATTTCTGATAATGCCTGGTGTCTTCTTTTTTCTGTACTTAGGTGATGAAATGATGCTATACTTATTATATTGTCAAACATGATATTTCTGAATGGTAAATAAGACATATCACAATTAATAACTGAATTTTCACATTTTTTTAATTGTTCAATTGATATGTCTATACCAAATGTATTTATTCCTTTGTACATTAAATTTCTTCCTGTACCACACCCAATGTCTAATACTGTACTATTCTTTTTAATTTTTTCCATAAATTCATCTGTCCATTTCCAAGTGTAAACTCTTGTAGACTTAAATTCATCTGAAATTAAATTATAACTATCCTGTACTAATTCAGTTTCATTCATTAAATGAAATTGAATTATTACTTTAATTAAATTACATAAATTACTAAATTACTAAATTACTTAAATATAAAATCAGTAATTAATTTAATGGAACCTATATATGATGGAACAACATCAGATTTAAATATTTCTTCTAAATATTTAAATTGTAATGATGTATTATCTACATTATTAACTTGCGGTATAAAATGTACAGTTATACCACATAAAAGTGTAATTTGTAATAAAAATGATTGTTGGATTGAACCTGGTTGTTCAGTTAAATTGAATGGTTTATCACATAAAGAAATTGATTATAAAGTATGGAAACCTCTACAAACACAATTTAATTTAAACTGTGCACATTTACATGTTCACGGTTATTATATTGGTTGTATATTAGATTTTATAAGACCGTCTGAATGTAAGTAAAAATTACTTAAACAGTTTTTGAATTAATAAATATATTAGAAATTATTCAATGTACTTGCGTTATAATAAAATGAACTATTTAAGTATTTTTAAAATGAATCGTAATTTACATACAATTCCACTCTCTCATTTAAGTTCACCTGCATTAGATTCAAAGGGGTTTGTTAAAGTTATAGATTGTATGCCAAGAGCAATTGCAAATGAAGCAAAAAATTTAATGTGTGATTCTGCAATTGTTCAGGCGGCAAGAGTATCTTATTCAGAGGGGCTAAAAGATTACGAGAAAGATAAAAAATTAATTCATTATCTTTATAAACATCGTCATTCAAGCCCATTTGAGATGGTGAAATTTAAATTTCATGTTAAAGCACCAATATTTGTTGCAAGACAATGGTTTCGACATCGGATGGGTAATTATAATGAAATTTCTGGAAGATATTCTCAATTAAATCCAGAATTTTATTTTCCAATTAAACTTCTTAATCAAAGTAAAGAAAATAAACAATTGTCTGGAATGAACGATTTATTAAAAAACGATATTACAAAAAAAATATTTTATGATTATATGAATAATAGTTATTCACAATATGAATTATATAATAAATTAATTAAATTAGGTGTATCTCGTGAAATAGCAAGAATAGGGTTACCACAAAATTTATATACAGAATTTTATTGGAGTACTGATTTACATAATTTATTTAACTTTATTAAACTACGAGATTCAACTAATGCACAAGGAGAAATCAAAGAATACGCTAAAATAATTAAACAATTTATTACAGAATTATGTCCTATATCAATGGAGGCATTTAATGAATATAAAAATATTAATTTATCAAAAAAACAACTAAATGCTCTTCTATTAAAAAATACTCATCATTTGAAAGGGTCGGAATTTGATGAATTATATAATATGAATATAAAAAAAAATACTAACTTTGACTTATTTTTACTTTAATTCAATTTAATTTAATTTATACTGAATAAATAAAATAAAATGAATGAATAAATGACAATAATAGATAGTGGTAGAACATTAAATGGTAAACACATATTATTAAAAATAGAACACTCTAATATTGATCTAAAAATACAGATATTAATACCAGATGGATACAAGAGTAATTTAACTAAAAAAATAATGGAACGGGGGGATATTAGGAGAGGTTCATCTGAGCCTTCGTTTGGTTATGTATACTTATTATGGGAAAAAGAAATTCCTTATTTGAAAGATAAATCTAAAACGGTGGTATTCATGCCAGCATTTTATGTTTATGCTCAACAGTATTTGAATTATTCAACAAAAGAAGAAAATAAAGCTCTTCGGGGTATGGGAAGAATAATGTTATGTAATGCTCTGAAAATCGGTATCTCAAATAGATACACTCATTTGAGCTCTTTGATATATTTAGAAGCAGATGGGGGAGATGCTATTAGATTTAATAGAGACAGAATTAAGAATTTAACAAAAGATAATATTATGAAACATATTCGTGAAACATTTCCAGACGAATTAGAAGAAATACAAAGTGAATATAACTATGATTTTGATGGATTACTCGAATGGTTTATGAATTGTTTAACAAATATGAATTTAGTCGAATTTTATAAGAAGATTGGATTTATAGTAATTTCTGATAAAGTTTGTAGCGCAGTACCGATGTATTCAAATATTGAAACTATACTAAGAATGTGCTGATTTACAAAATAAGTATAACTGAATTAAAGAAATTAATCATTTTAAGTATAATAATGTTTACGGGAATAATTAAATATATTTCAGAAATTAATAAAAATGATAATATAATTACTCTTGAATTAAATGAACAATTATTTGAAGGACAATATATATGTATAAATGGATGTTGCTTACAAGTATCAGATGTAAATAAAAATAATTATTCTTTTATAATAAGTCCAGAAATTGAAAAGACTTCTTGTTTTAAACAAATATGTAATATAGAATTATTTGATTGTCTTATAGACTCCGGTGACATTATAGAAAATGAATATAATATTACGGGAAATATAGACACAATCGGACTAATTAAAAATAAAACTGAAACGGAATTAGAAATAATATTTGATTCTAAATATTATAATTTACTTTTAGGAAAAAATCGTGTTGCAATCGACGGAGTAAGTTTAGTAATAAATAAATTATACGATTATTATTTTACGGTAAATATAGATAATTATATAATTAATAATACCATAATTAAATTTTATATAATCGGAGATATAATTAATATCGAATTTTATAATTAAAATAAATTGTAATATAAATGAGTAATTTTGGTGTAAAAAGAATTAGTTTTAATACACATTCAACGTCAGATAGAGGACATACCGAAGAATTAGTTAAAGAAAAATTAATACAAAAAACAACATTTAATCCAAATATTTTACGACTATTAGAAGACATAAAAAGAAAAAAAAAAGCAGAAGTTGAACAAAATATCGCACAATTAATAGGAATAAAAATTCATCAAATGGAAGTAGAAAATGTTACTGATCAACTTACTATTAATATTACATTTTATTTATTAAAACATTATAGGAATCCAGAGTTAAAAACAATTGAACAATTTAAATATATTAGAGAAATTTATATACAAGGAGCCGCGGATCCTTCACTTAAATTACAAATATTTAACATATTTAATAGTTTAGAACCATTAGTTAGACAAATAATTAATATGAGAAAATCATTACAAGGAATAGTAAAACCACGTATTCGTTTTGACACACATTCAATATCAGATACGGGATATAAAGATTTAATTAAAGAAGCAAAACCTAGATCTTTTGCTGTCCTCCCTAAACGGGACTCCAAAAGCAAAATAAAACAGAGAGAGTTATTAAGTAATAAGAATAAAAGAGAAAAACAAGCAAAAAATGAACAACTAATATCAGAATTAATAGCTAAAAAGTTTTATGAAATACCGGATGACTCTGATGAACTTACTCTTGATTTTACATATGATGTATTAAAAGCCTATAAGTATTCAAGCGCAAAAAATATTACACCATTTCAAGTTATTCTAATGAAATATGTTAAAGCTGCTAATAAAAATGATGATATTGAATTGAAAATATACAAACTTAGTTTAATTTTAGAACCCTTTGTCAAAAAAATAATTAAAATGAGAACAGATTAAAATTAAAAAATTAAAAAAAAATTAAAAAAATTAAAAAAATTAAAAAAATTAAAAAAATTAAAAAAATTAAAAAAATATATTAAATAATAATAAGAGTTTATTATTATTATTTAATGAATTTAAATGACCATTGTGTAATATGTTTAGAAGAAGGAAATTTAATAAAGTATAATCATTGCGGTAAATTCGATATTCATCAAACTTGCTTAAATAAATGGGAATTTAATGATTGTATAATATGTAGAAAAAAAATAATTGAGGACTCCGAAGAACAAATACTAATAAGCGACCCGATAAGTAATATGAGGAGTATTTATAATTATTATTATATGTTAAGTAATATGTATTTAACACTTGGCACTTTAATTATAATAGCTTATTTAATATTTATATTTTCAAAAATATTACACGTTAGAAAAGTTAACGGGAATTATGAATTTTATGTTACTTTTAATTAATTTGCTTTCCAACTTTTATGGTGTTATTGAATAATTTTTTTCACTTATATTAAAGATAAATTAATATAAATATAAATGAAATTATTTAAATCAAAAACTGATGTTTATTTATCTATCAAACGAATAGCGATTATACATACTACACATAATTTAGAATATAGTTCATTGTTGACTACAAGTTGTATTCATAAATTAAAAGAATTTGGTTATAAAAATATAAGTACTATTTCGGTTTCTGGAATTTTTGATTTAATACCTGAAATTTGTAAATTATTTAAAAAAGATGAATATGATTGTATAATTCTTACTGACATTATATTAAACCAAGAACCATCTTATAATACATATTTTATGAAGTCGGTAGAAAATGGTATTTTAGAGATGAAAAAAAAATATAATATACCCATTATTAATGGTATATTAATAGGGGAAAAATTGGAATATTTTGATATAAATACTGGACTACTTTGGGCAAATAAGGTTAATGAATTAATCTAAATTAATTTATAAATTTCTTCTAAGTACTCTTCCAAATTTGGTTTTAATAAATTTGAATAATCAATTAACTTAGATTTATCTCCGTATATTTGCGGTTGTAATCCGTTAACTTTAATTGGAGAAGGCCAATGTGTAGTTGTTCTTCTCTCATTAAAGTATTTTAATCTTTTTTCTCTTTGAGACTTCGTGTTTTTTGGATGACTCTTAGGTAAATAACATACATATTGAACAAGTCTTTCTTCGCAATCTGGATTTGAGTATTGATTTTGATGAAATGTTCTTGAATCCCATAAAACCAAAGATCCAGCTGGTATATTTAATATTTTTTTTGACTCTTTAATATTTTCAAGGTAATCGTGTTCAATTAAATTCCAATTTTGTGAGGATTTATCTTTATTTTTAAAATACTCTGAGTGTAATTTATGAGAACCATTATAAACAACAAGTGTTCTTTCTTTGTTATCTGTCAAAGAAACTAAACCTTGATAACAAGTAATTTCTGAATTATTTGATGCTTGGTCTGTATGAGTCCAAATATTATCTTTTTTTTTACATTCTTTTTCAATATAACATGTCCCATCAAAAGACACAATTAATTCTTCGGAATTCCACAACTTTTTAAATACTTCAATTACTTTTGGTCTTGTTCTAATAAACCAAGAGTGTTCTTGGTGACCAATTTCATGAAATTTATAAATACCATGAGGGTCAATAGTATTATGTAGTTTATCTAAATTTGGTATTCCATTTTTCCAATTATGAAAAAGTAATTTTGATTTATCGATTTCTTCTTTGGATAAAATGTTCTCAATAATACAATAGCCATTCAATTCAAGATCAGTTTTAAATGTACCCATTTCTTTAAGATTAAAGTAGTGAATATTAAATATATTATATTTTTGTTATTTATTATATTTTTGTTATTTATTATATTTTTGATATTTATTATATTTTTGTTATTTATTATATTTTTGTTATTTATTATATTTTTGTTATTTATTATATTTTTGTTATTTATTATATTTTTGTTATTTATTATATTTTTGTTATTTATTCACGGCGAGTTTGCCCTAATTGTTGTTGTAATTCTTGATTTTGTTGTTGTAATTGGCGTAGTAATTCTCTATTTTGAGCCATCATTTCCATTTGTTGGTACCGTTTTCGTTGTTGTTCTTGTCTCCTTCGTTGTTTCATTTGTTGTCTCAGCCGGTGAAACATTGCACGTTTTTCTTTTGTTGTATAGTTTATTGAACGACCAAATTCAGTTTGAGACTCTAATTCTTGTAATTCTTGTAATTCTTGTAATTCATTAATAATTTGTTGTTGTTGTAATTGTAATAGGATTATTTCTTGCTGTTGTTGTTGTATCATTTGTTGTAATTCTAGATTTTCTTGTGCAATTTGTTCGTCGGTTTTTGGACCAAGACCGAATTTATTTTTCCCCATTATAAAGTCTTAATATTTTATTTATTAATTAAATATTCATAAGTAATTATTTTAAGAATATACAATTAATATTTTTATTTGAAATATTTAAAGCCATTATTTGGTCCATTACAAATTTATGATTCATACAAGGTATATCATTTATAAAAAGTATAATTTCTTGTTCTTTTATATTATAAAAATTAAAAAGTCCAGTTGATTTAATATTAATAATAATAACGCCGGGTCCATTATTATTATTTTTAATTTTCAATCCTGGATTAACGATTCCCTTAATGGGACGTAATATAATTAAATTTTTTAATCGTAAACAAGGAACAATTTCTTCAAATTTATACATATTAATTAAATTATTAAATTCATGGTCAATTTTAAATTCTAATATTAATTGCTTACAAATGGGACATTTATTACTTCTTTTACACCATTCGTATAAACAATCATAACAAAAGTGATGCATACATGACCCAACAGAAGAATATTTAATTGTATCTAAACAAATTGGGCATTCAAAGTCCATTTAATAAATGAAAATTTATTATTTTATTATTAAATATTTAAAGAATTATTAAATAATATTATATAAATGATTAACCCAGTTGAAGAATATCTTCGGAATAATGAACACAAAAAAGTGTCAATTCGATATTTATCAAAAGAATTATCATTAAAAAAGAAAAAGACCGACTACTATATTCATAATACTTTGAAAATTCGAAAAGTTAATCCAACCGAAGTTGGTTCTGGTAAATATAAATCGAATGTATATACTTATGTACATTAATTTATTTAAAAGTATACTATAAAAATTAACAAATTTTTAAATATATTATAATTATATATTTAAAAGTATAAATGTTAAAACAACAATTATTGAACTGTATGGAAAAATTGGCGTCAGATTCCGGATTATCATTATCCGAATTTATAAATTACTCTGAAAATAAATTGTCTAAAAATAAATCAGTATTTCCAGAAATTCCAATCATTATAAATACAGACTCTAAAATTTATGTTAGTAATCTAAAAGTTATGCTGGCTCAAAACTTATACAAAGACTCCAAAGTTGTAAAAATGAGTGATGCTTTATCTAAAAAACTAAATATAGATGACCCACCTATTGGTTGGTATGCATCAGAAAAATGGGATGGAATAAGAGCAATCTGGGATGGAAAACAATTTATTTCTCGGGGTTCTAATGTAGGTAATCCAAAAGTTTATACATATGTTCCTGAGTGGTTTGAAGAATTGATGCCACCTGGTATAGCATTAGACGGTGAAATGTGGATTTCACGTGGAGAATTTTCGAGAGTTAGTTCTTTGTCAAATTTAAAACCGGGGTCTAAATTAAATAAAAAAGAAATTAATTCTAAATGGGATTCAGTTGTTTATAAAGTATTTGATTTACCGGGTAATACAAAACCATTTGAAGAAAGAATGAAATTTTTACAAAGAATTATAGAAGACCGTAAAAATTTGTGGGAACAAGAAAATGATACAAAGTGCCCTTTACATTTTACAGAACAAGTTAAAATTGAAAGTATGGAACAATTAGTAAATTTATATACACAAATTACAAAAGCGGGTGCAGAGGGTGTAATGCTAAGAGCTCCCGGAAGTCCATATGAATTAAAAAGAAGTAAATATTTATTAAAATATAAAATAAAAGAAGATTCAGAAGCAATTGTTAAAGAATATATTCCAGGAGAAGGAAGGCTAAAAGGGCTTCTTGGTTCTCTACGGTGCGAATTATTAATTGATTCTAAATTAAGTGGTATAATATTTAATATTGGAACTGGATTATCGGATGAACAGAGAAAAAGATATTCCGAAAAAAATACAGAATTTAGTATTCCTATTGGTTCTGTTGTATCATTTAGTTATATGGAATTAAGTAAAGACTCTGTGCCAAGACATCCCGTATATAGAGGATTAAGACATGATTATTCAGTAAAATCTGAATATTTAGACGTTCCTGAATTGACAGTTCCCGGGCTTAAAATTATTGGAATACAATTTAAAAAATTGAAAGAATACGGAGATTTTAATTGGATGATTAATCAATCAACTTATTCCAATTCATTATTTATATATAATGATGACACTGAATCTAAAAATAAATACACATCTGGCAAGGGAAATGCTATAATTAGACCATATAATCAGAATAATCCAGATATAGAAAGACCTCGTTCTGTTGGAATACCAACAGGAACAAGAAAGACTGGTGGATTTAATGAATTAAACAAAGATGTAAAAGACTTAATCGATTTTGCAGTTGAAAATGTTAAAGATATTGCTAAAAAGTATAATTATTCAACAATTTATTATTCGGCAGATTCAGATGGTCGATTAGGAACTGGTATATTTAAAGTAAATAAAGAAGTTATTGATTATATCACGAAAAAAATAAAATCATTAAATGATGATCGTGAATTAATAATTTATAATTTCAATATTTTAGTACAAGGGTTAGAATCTTCGAAAGAATCAAACTGGCAATTTAAAAAAAAAACATATAATGAAGTTATAAAAATACTTACAAATTCAGAACATATAATTGATACTCCTATTAAATGTTTAAACATTCTTGTGGAGGGTGGAATCTTAGAAAAAGAAGAAGAATATTATAATAAACACAAAGAATGGAAAAGTAAAGTAATGCAAAAAATTGACCAAATAATTAAAACGGGGAATTTATCACAAGTAAATAAGTACTTATCAGACCCAAAAGTGATAGCTATTTCAGAACTAACTAAAATTCCTGAAATAGGACCAGCAGCAGCTGATAAATTATACTCAAAAGGAATTAAAAATATATCAGACTTAATTATTGAATTTAAAAAAGATCCCGATTTATTAAATTCAAAACAAGAGATTGGACTTAAATATTATAAAGACCTTGAACAACGAATACCGAGAGAAGAAATGAACTCTTGGAATGAGTTTTTCAAACAATTAATGGAAAAAACTATTAACGAAATGAAAAAAAAACCAAATAAGTATTCAATTGAACTTGTTGGAAGTTATAGAAGAAAAAAAGAAACAAGTGGAGATATTGATGTATTAATAAGTAGCGATAAATATAAAACTGAATTAATGACCTTATTCAAAAATAATTTATATTTAAGTGATATAACAAATGAAGAAATGACATTTAGTTCAGGAAATACGAAGTATATGGGTATAGGAAAAATTAAAACTGAATACCGACATATAGATATATTCTATTATTCAGAAAAAGAATACCCGTTTGCACTTTTATTCTCAACTGGTTCGGGGAACTTTAATATAGAAATGAGAAAACATGCAAATAAAAATGGATATTCTCTAAGTGAAAAAGAATTAAAATACTTAAATAAACAATCTGTATCTGAAAAAGACTATTTGTCTGATATTAAGAAAAAATATCCTGAAACAGAGGAAGATATATTTAAATATCTCGGATTAAAATATATTAAACCAGAAGATAGACATTAAATATCCATGTATGAATTATGACCACCATAAAATCTAGTTAAATTCGGAGTAAGTTTTTTAATATTAATATTAATATCCTTAGATTCCATCTTAGTACAATCTAAGTCTGAACAAATATAGTGTATTTGTTCATTCTTTGGTTTATTTAGTTCAGATTTAGGTGTTCCACATACACAATCACCGTATTGAGATTCAAATTTATTATTATCGGGTAATTTTACAGTTTTATGATTAATTTTTATTGTATTACCAATATTAGTTGGACTACATAAAGTTCCTCCCGCAGATCCACAGTGGTCAGTCTGATCATATGCACAGTAGTAATCATCACCGCATATATCATTCATATAACCAGCTTTTGCTTCGCCTGTGTGTTTTGAAATATATCTTATATCAGAGTTTTTTGAAAATAATTCACATGAATTGTTTGATACACCCTTACAATATTTATCTGGGTGCTTTATATCCTTGGGTATACAATGAAAATTTTTCAGTCTTATCATGTTTACCTCTTTTTCGTGTTCTGCTATATTATTAGAATCACTTAGAGTGGGCTTTTTATAAAAATTGTTAGATTTATTTGTCGTACAATATTTCAAATCTAAATTTTCAGATTCACATTTTTTACAAAACATATTTAAACCAAGTATATTCTCTTTTTTTTTACAATTACGACATTGATTTTGTTCTTGTGGAGTACCAATAAATAACTCTTTTTTCATAGAAAGAAAAAGTATTAAAAGTATTAATACACAGACTATTATTTTTAGATAATTCATATAATATATATAAATTATTTTTAATATGAATTAAATAAATATGTTATATTAAATGACAAATGAAGAACAACAAGCCCTAGATTCTATTAAATTTGATGATTACAAAAAGAGAATCGTCTCAGCATCATGGTCTACACATATGGAAACACTTCCTAGGCCTTTTACCTCTTATCTCTTACCTTTTACCTCTTACCGTGTAGGTCATCGGAGTCTCTTTGCTTCATGGGCAATATCCTCGAGACATCGAGATTTAATAGTGATGTGAAGAACAATGCCCGTAACCTATGCTATGGGGAAGACATAATATATTATGTATTCAGATATTTATTTAATGAATTTTATATATATATTAATTAATAGATATGAATAAATTATTAATTTCCATATTTTTCATTTTTATATGTATATTTTTTATATATTATATTAGAGTCTATGAACATTTTGAAACGCCGATGTATAGATTAGGGGACATGTTTAGAATAAAAGAAGGATCTAATAGTCGTTATAATCAAAAAATTGGTTTAAATTATCATCTTAAACACTTTCCTAATTCAATTGCAACTGAATATATGTTAAAAACAAAAAACACAGAAGATTATAATCAATTATTGAATATAATTAATAAAAGAAAACCTATATTTAAAAATCATAATTATGCAATTATACATTTAAGGATTGGAGATGTTATAGATTCTAGTGATAAATCTTTAAATGAAATGTTAAACAAATATACATTATATAAAAACAATATAAATTATGTAAAACCTCTAGATTACTATAATAGAATAATAAATACAATAAAAAAAAATAAAATAACCAAAATACTATTAATTGGTGGTTTCCACAATGGAAGGAACCACCAAAAGAGCTATGAATATGTAAAACAAATTCAAAATCATTTTAAAAATAATGGTTTTGAATGTTATACGAGAATAAATAGTAATGCGGATGAAGATTTCTTAATAATGTGTTATTCAAAATATTTTATTCCAAGTGGTGGTGGTTTTTCAAACATTATAAAAAATATTGTTAATATGAAAGGTGGTAAAGTTATAGAAATATAATATATATAAATTATTTTTAATATGAATTAAATAAAAATGTTATATTAAATGACAAATGAAGAACAACAAGCCCTAGATTCTATTAAATTTGATGATTACAAAAAGAGAATCGTCTCAGCATCATGGTCTACACATATGGAAACACTTATGAAAACATGGGGAGAAAAATCAGCAGGACTTCGTTTTATGCATAATTCCGCGTCAGATTATTGGATGGGTGTATCTAATAAATTAAGTCTATGTGGAATATACATATCAACTGTGGGAGCAATAATATCGTTAGTTGCGGCAAATGTAGATAATTCAGACACCAAAAATATAGCATTATTTACAGTTGGTGGTATTTCTGTAATTAGTAGTGTAGTTCAAAGTTTAAAAAAGTTTTATAACGCCGATGAAAAATCGGCTGAACACAGATCATCAGCTAAACAATTTGGTTCATTTTATCGTTATATGACTTTACAAATGGGTATGAGTAGTGAGGAACGCCTTCCAGCTGGGCAATTGTCTGATTGGGCATTAAAAGAATATGAACGGCTTCAACAGGACTCTCGTCCTCTTGGAAAAGCTCAAATATCCTTGTATAAAAAAATATTTAAAAATGCTAATCAGGCTGTACCTGATGGTTGCGAAGATACTTTTGAAATTATAGTATATAAATCACATGACAAAACAATTAACGAAGAGGAAGTAGAAGTAGAAGTAGAATAAGTAGTAGAAGTAGAATAAGTAGTAGTAAGTAGTAGTAAGTAGTAGTATTAGTAAGTAGTAGTAAGTAGTCGTAGTATAAGTATAATTTATTTAGGCTCACAAATAGACTGAAATGTTGAACTTTTAGATAATGTGTCTGCATGAATTATATCAGATAGAAGGTCACAAAGAAATTCATTCTTGTCATCATTTTTCTTAGAATTTGGGATAATGTGTGTGGGGTGTGGGTGGGCATGGTGGCGCGCATGGTTGTCAGGGTAGAGAGGGTTATTAGGGTAGATAGGTAAGTCCGGGCTCGCAGGGTGATGGTTCGCATCTCCGCATTTTTTCTCTGTACCACTCACACAAGAACCTTTTATACAAGTTAAATTCTCAGAACATCTCTGAGATGCGGGAGAGGGATCGTCTTTTTCTAACTTAACACAAGCAGCGCTTAAAGAATGGTTGACTGGTTGGCATACTACTCCTTCTTCTTCTCCTCCTATCGATCCATATATACCAGCAGAGTCCCTATCCCCGAATTTGTCCTTTTTTGTAAGAGAAAGAACGCTTAATATTAAAGCAACTATTGATGCCACAACTATAAATCCATATAGATACATTTCATCTTTCATTTTCATATTATAATAATAAAATAAAATAATAATAAAATAATAATAAAATAATAATAAAATAATATTAAATAATAGTAATGAATATTTCACTATTATTTATTTTTGCTTTGATAATTCTAATAATTATGGTTATTTTCAACAATTCCGAAACATTTGTTCCACCTAAAATCGAAGAATTAGATTTTATAAGAATGGGTGTAAAAGAAGAACCGGTAATAGAAGAACCGGTAATAGAAGAACCAGTAATAGAAGAACCGGTAATAGAAGAACCAGTAATAGAAGAACCGGTAATAAATTATATTAATCAAGATGATTCAATCCCTCCAAATTACAACTTAAAAGAAAATAGAGACAAAAGTAATTGTTTAAATTCGGATTCAATATATAGAATTAATTCTGGAAGACAGCCGTTACAACAAGAACAATATGTAAGTATTTACGATTCTAATTTTGGTGGACTTCTTGGGACACAGATGGGATTAAAGTAAAATAAGAAGGTAAAGTAAAATAAGAAAGTAAAGTAAAATAATAAGTAATTATATATTTATTATTTTATTTATTAATATTAATGGAACTTATAAGACCAAGTAAAGATAAGAATTCTGAATATTTCAAAATTAAAAAAGAATACTTGGAAGTAATTAAAAATATAGCAGGTAAAAATGAATATTTAAAATATGTTCAAGATTTTTCTGAAACGGAAAAAACTCCCGATTCAACTTTTATAGGTGGTTTACCTATAACTCTTGAAAGAAAAGATATATTTAATATTATGTCAAAAGATATTAAAGGAAATTATAGATATTCCGTAACACAAAAAGCTGACGGTGTTAGAGTACTGTTATTTTCATGTTATAAAACAGAATCAGGAGGGAGGAAGATGTGTTTTATTGATAGAAAGAATAATTTTTACACTTTAAAAGCGAGTAAGCGGGAAGAATTACCAACTATTAGTTCTAAATTACCTAAACTGTTAATAGATGGAGAACTTATAATTTATGATAAAAACAATCAAACTACTACGGACCTTTCAACTAAATATTATTCAATTAAATCATTCTCATTTATGGCTTTTGATATTCTGTATGGCCCAATAAGTATAGACTATTCTGGAATATTTGATGACAAAAGACTAAATATTGGTAGTGAAGGAGCAATGGCTGGACCAATTGGGGGTTCGCGGTGGCCATATTTCAGAAGATATAATATACTTAATTTACTTATTGTTCCAAATGAATTAAATGATTATCGCGCCTTATTAAGTAATTCTTTTAAGGAATGTGATTGGTTTATTCCAGAGATAAAACCGTTAATTTTTATAAATTCATTACAGATTAAAAAAACCTTATATTCACAAAATGGGTTTTTTCAGAAAAATTTAAGTGAATTTAGAAAAGAATTTTATGATTTAATCAATCTAGATGATTATAGAACTAAAAAAATGGAATATATCCCAGTTAAATTAGATGGATTAATTTTCACTCCATTTAATACAGAGTATATAATAGGTGGAGCATGGAAACGATATTTAAATATTCAATATAAATGGAAACCAATAGAAGAGCAAAGTATAGATTTTTTAATAGATTATTCGGGTAAAACGGTTGTGTTAAAAATGAAATCTGGGAGTGGTTATATACCTTTTACGGTTAAGAGANATATTCCTTATCCAGTTGAACCATTTCAAAAAGTTAAATCTGGAACAATAGGTGAATTTACCTTAGTTAATGAAAAATTCAAATTAAAAAATATAAGAACAGACAAAACTGAACCAAATAGTAAATCTACTGCTATTAACGTATTTAATTCTATAAAAAAACCCGTAAATATAGATATTATTAAAATGTTTTTTATTATTGATAAATTAGATAATATTGGTATAAAAACGTTAATGCAATATTTATCCAAAAGTCAATTGATAAATTGTTCAATAAATAATAATAAAATGAATATTTTTAATGAAAAAAACAAATTAAGTATAATAAATAATTTAAATGAATTTAAGAAATATGATAATTATGAATATGAGATTAGAATAGGATATATAGAACAAACTAAATTTCAGCCGAATTTACCTTTAACTTTATATAAAAGAATTATGGATATATTGGTAAATAACAATTTTAAATTTGAATATTATGTTTTAAATGATTATTATAAGGATTCTGTAAGAAGTAGATATTTATATTTACAAGATTTAAAGTCTGAAACATTATTAAATTCAGTAATTAAAAGTAAAATAGACAATTCTGATATTGACTTAAAATATATATATAATTTCGACCTACGTTTTTCATTATCAAACGAAAAAAGTACAGATATTATAGTTAAAAATAATAATTATTCATTAAGAATAGAGAAAAAAAGAACTTCATTTAATTTAGGTATATTGCAAGTTGATTGCACAGAAATACGCAAGTTCAATTCTGACAATCTTACTTTTGGACCTTCAAGTTATCAAATAGAATTGGAAATTGCTGATAGAAAAGCGGAATATTTAGAAATTAAAAAATTAATTACAGGATTACTTTCATTAATAAATTAAATTAAATTAAATTAAATTGGGTTATGAAGAAGAATATGGTTGAACTACTGTTTAATTTTTCAAATAAATTCAATTAATGGTAAAGAGTCATCCACATATTTAAGAATAAAGTCTGGACATACCCATATATAATCTGATTCAAGTTTATTATTTAAGAAAAACGATTCTTTAATTGGATTCAAAATTAATGATATATTATTCATTGTTTTATGTATAGTGATATCTGGTTTATCAACTTTTTCAATTGGTTGTAGAGGTCTTGATGAAAATAGTCCTGTTTGTATATTATAATCAAATTTAAATAATACATAATCGTTTATTTTTAGATTGTTATTTTCCATAAATATCTTAGATATATAAATACTACTAAAATCAATATTAAATCCCGTAATTGGAGTATTATGTAATCCAAGAGTAAAGTAATTTGTTTTATCTTTTTTAATAATTTGTAAAACCAATTCCTTTTCGACAACAATATCATTCCAAATTAATGGATTACCTTTTTCTGGAATAAATATTAAATTAGTTCCAGTTGTTTCAATTAATAAATCCGCTGAGGATTTAATTACATTTTCTTCAAAAATATTAAATTCAATATTTTGTTCTGATAAAAAATACATCATTTGTAATTCATTTAATAATTCAATTTTATCGCTAAAATTGTTATTAATCTTTTTATTGTAATATAATAAATCTGTAATGTAATATTTATTTTCAGTTTTGAATCCATTAAATATAATAGTTTTATTTATATTTTCAGATAAACTATATTCTTCTTTATTTCCATAATTATTAATGTAATAACTTTCTTCGGGAGTAATAATTAAATAATATTGTTCAGAATCTTCTGGAATACTTGTTACATAAAATTTAATTTGCCTGAATATACTTATATTATAAAATGTTAATTGTGAAATACTCTCAACATTGTCAATTAGTGATTTTAATTCTGTTAAATTTTGTAAATTAAATACATTTTTTATTTTATCATTCTGTTTAATATTTTTAATTATACAATTGATTAATTTATCTTTTGAAAATGATTTTAGACCGGGAAAATATCGCGAATCTCTTTGTAAATCGGTTCGGTCTACTTTAAATATTTTACCTGTTTGTAAATCTTTAACTGTAAAAACTTTTGGTTTTACTCCCACAAAAGAAATAATTTCAACTTTTTTATAAGATCCATTAATTAATACATTTGTTATAGAACCAACAGACATACTTCCCGGTATTATAACACCACTTCCGCGATCTTCATATTTATTTACAGAGTATTTATTCTGTTCTGCTATATCTTTCGGAAATCCACTAATTAAATATTTTTTAACAAATTCTTCGGAATTTTTATTTTTTGAAGCACAACACGGATAATATAAATTATCTGCTCCTTGTACTCCAATAAAGTCTAAATATTGTCTTGATTCAGGGCATTTACCTTTCCATGAATATGGGAGTGGTCTAAGTCCCGGATATCCTTGTCTGGGGTCTTTGGAACGGCATACTTCTGTACTGGAATTTAGTCTCTTTGGTGGTTTATTTCCGGAAACGGTGTTTTTTGCTTCTGTTATATCTTCGACTAAATAATCTAAACTTGAATATACTAAATCTGGTTTAATATTAAATATATTAACAAAAATTCTTTGTACTAATTCAAGATATTTTATCTCTAATTTTAAATTTTCGTGTGTTATAACACTTTTACATATATTATTTTTAATATCACCCGAATTACAATAACTCATAGACATCTGAAAAGTTCCATGTTTATGTATTTGAACACTTATTTTAATTCCATCGATTGGTAGTATAATACATTTTATTTCTTCCCGCGTTTTTGTTTGATTCTTTGTTAATTTACCCAAAGAATGTACCCAGTTGATTATGTTTATTGATTCTGATTTGTTAAGTGGATTTATTAATTTAATTATTTGTTTTCCGTTATTATTTTCAATTTCAGTAAATTGTGCTGGAATTGTTTTCCCCATATTACCATATGGACTAATTAAATCATTTAATTTATTAAAATAAATAGAATATTTATCTTTAATTTCCCATAATTGAAATTGGCTATTCATTGAATGAATATAACTATATTTATTTATAATAGAGTATTTATCGTAATCACCGTTTATAGCACTATTAAATTCTTCTATATCAACATTTTCACTATCAGAATTAATCCTATCGATAAGAGTAGAATACAGTTTATTTCTATCAGATTCAGAATAAGGTATATTAATTAAATTAATGAGACCATTTTTACTTATTCGGATAGATGTTTTTTTATTATTATTTAATTCGTATGTTAAAAAAATATTATTACTAAATTTTGTTGTCGCTGTTGAGTATTCAATTTTTTGTGGACCTCTCGTTTTAACTACATCAAAATATGAAATATTTGTTAATGATTTGTCTGGCTGAACATCTCCATTATTTATTTTAATATAATCTGGAATTAAACTATATTTATTAAGAATACTTTGAGTTAGTTTAGAATTTTCCCATAATTCTTTTAATTCATCAAGAGGACCAGAATATGAAGTATTTAATATAACATAATGGTATACCCCTTCTAATGTTAATAACAGACTTTTTTTTTCTGGATATGGGCAATTCTCAGTATGATACTGAGGACTAATATTATTACAATTATAACAATAACAAAAATTTTCAATTGGTCCAATTGGTGGTCTATTGTAGCTGGTTGAATATTTAACATCTTGTTCCGTGATTCTCTCATTATATGTCAATTGTGTATATGCAGGTAATTCCGCAGTCTCTATTTGATTTGAAGAAGGGTCAAATGTATTATCTATTTTAAATGTATCTTTTAATGTATCTAAATTTAATATATTATTTGTAGTATTAAATTTATTAATGAATGCATTAATCCCATATATATTAATAGAACTTGGATTTATTATTTGTTCCATAACTTATTATTATAAAATAAATTAATTAAAATAAATAATTAGTTTAAAGTATTTAAAAAAATTAATTAATAAATAATATAAATGAATACAGTATTTATTGAATTTAACAATACACTTGACGAATTTATAAATAAATTAATCAACCAATTTCCCGATGAATCTAAATTAAAAAGTTATTATAATACATTTAAACTTACAAAAATGTATGATTCATCCGTGCCAATTAAAATTTTTATGGGTGGATGTTTAAATTTTGAAACTCAAATTAAAACCCGGGATTCCGACTTTTTTGTTCATAGAAAACAATTTGTAAATAAATTAAAAAATTGTACTTCGTTTAGTGATGATATCGGATTAGTTAAATATTGGGAAAATTTAACAGATAAATCAAAAACTTCAATCTGGGATTATGTACAAACATTATATGTTATTGGAGAAATGTATATTAATAAAGATACAAGTGTTATTGATAAAATTAATAATATATATAATAATCTAACTACGGATGAATTTCAAAATATTAATGACAATAATAAATTATCAGAGTCATTAATATCAAAAATAAATTAAAATAATTAAAATAAAATTAAATTAAAATAAAATTAAATTAAAATAAAATTATGTAATATACATGTCAGAATTCTGGTTAAAAAAACCAGCTATATTATTTAGTGACGGGTGTAATTTTAATCCATTTTCAAATGGGACTTTAAATGAAAAATTAAATACATATACAAGATTTACAATAATAACTGTATTAGTATTGTATTGTCTAACACAAGAATCTAAATATTTAATTGGGGGATTAATTGTTATCACATTAATTGTTTTGTATTATTTAATGTATAAAAAAGACAATTACGAAAATATACACTTTGATAATTTATTAAAAGAAGAACAGAAACACTTTGATAATTTATTAAAAGAAGAACAGAAACCTTTAAGAAAATCTGATAATTTTAATACAAAAGAAAAAAGTAATAATCCACTTAAAAATGTTCAAATAACTGATTACGGTAAAGACCAAGTATATTCTAAATCGGATGACGATATTAAAATGAATAAATTTATTAATAATAAGTTTTTCCGTACACAATCGGATTTTATATTTGATAAAGGAACTAGACAATATTATACAATGCCAAATACAAGTGTTCCAAATAAACAAGGCGAATTTGCAAATTGGTTATATGGAACAGAAGATAATTGTAAAATGGGTAGTGTATATTCAAGAAGAGCTGGTCAAGCAGTTGAAAATAAAAATTGTACTGGATTTGATGTATCTACTCCAACGAATTTTGGAACATTGTAATTCAAATAAAATAAACTAAACTAAAATAAACTAAACTAAACTAAATGTCAATAGATACAGTTAATCATTCAAATAACTTAAATACTAAGTTATTTGAATGGAACATCATAATTCAAATAAAATAAAATAAAATAAAATAAAATAAAATAAATTAAAAATAAAATAAATTGATAAATTAAATGTCATCAGTAGATACAGTTAATCATTCAAATAACTTAAACAACAATGCGATGTTTGATGAATGGACCAGAATACACAATGATTCTGCAAGCATTTCTCAACAAGATGATTTATCAACAAAACCTATGAGATATTATGCAAATTCTTTTAATAATATAAGTGGGACAAATGATAAATATTTAGCATTTACTCCTATTGGACAAGCGCAATTTAGTGCAGTCCCAAATGTTTATGATCGGGCTATTCCATCTAATTTAAATAGAGGTAATTCTTCTGTCTATACACCTCCTATGAGTACAAGTGCATTTTTAGGTTCATCAAATGGTGTAAATCCTCTTGAAACAGATTTAGATTTAACATTAAAAACTGGTGTAACATTAAGGTCAAAGAGGTCTGATAATGATATCTCATCAATTAAATATCCTCATTATGGTGATATAGCAGTAAAAGCGGAAGTAGTTCAAAACGCGGGACAATTTTGGGATAATAAGTTATCTAATAGATTTAATCAAGATATTTTAGGTCTAAACGAAACAATGAGTATAACATCACAAGGCTCCGGTGGTAATTATACATTATTTTCGAATCAAGCTGGAATATCAACTAGAAATGCCATGATTAATTATCAAAATCCGGGGGGTAAAAGTGGTGCTCAAATAAAGTCTGGTAATTAATTAATTAATAATTAAATAATTAAAATAAAATAAAATAGATAATTAAGTATGACTGAAATATTCACCGAACATTTAGAGGATTATAACGAGGCTGTCGCAAAGATGCATTATGTATTAGATCCAATACAAAATGTTCCTCAATATAATATTGCACCAATTACTAATAATTCTTCTCTCGGATTACATACACCACCAGAAGTTATAGATGTATCATCATTTTTATCAGACCGAGGTAATCCATTAACTAAATGTATTCCCGAGACAAATTATAAAGAAAAAATAGAAATATTTGGACTTGATAAAAATGAACCAGTTCGATCAACAGAAGCACAATTTGAAAGAACGATGGAAACATTTATGGATCCAATTAAATCCGGTGTTATTGAAACTGGTGCAGGTAATCATGCAAATTCAGATACAACATATGACCAATTTTTACTATCTGAATATACAAGAGTTAAAGGTGCAGCAAAAGATCTATCAAACGTGAATTGGCAAGCTGGATTTGCCGGAAATTCTGATAATTTACATACTTCTCCGCAAAATTTAACACACATTATTGAAAGAATGGCACTAGAAAGAGGTGGGCTAAATTCAAATCAGTTAATAAAAAATACTTGGAATTTAGCTACACCTAATAATCCACTTGGACCACTTAATTTTAACAAACAATCCGAGAATCCGCCATGTTTAAAAATAAAAGATATGCAATCGTATCCTATATGGGCTGAATTTGGATTAAGACACCCCAAAACATGGAATCACTTTAATGCGACAGACGTTGAATCTGTTGGTATAAGTAGTCCACAATATGGAAATCCCAATAATCGTCCATTTCATACAGATGCACCATATAATAATGGTGGTTGTAATACTACCTCAATGTTAAATAAAGATGGTTGTAATAATACAGGTTTAACGGGAAGTAATAATAATTGGGAAATAATACAACCTCAGGGTATTTAATTGAATAAGTAAGTAAAATAAGTAAAATAAGTAAATAAGTAAATAAGTAAAATAAGTAAATAAGTAAATAAGTAAATGAGTATTTTATTTTAATTTTTCAACAAAATTAAAATAAAATATTAATTAATACTAATATGTTATCAATTGGAGCAATTGTAGGAGTAACAACAATTGGATTTTTATTAGACTCTTATAATAAAAATAAAAATAATGAATCAACCAGAAAATACAATGATTACCCATGGAAATATGTTGAATCATTTGAAACAAATGAAGAAAACAATTTTTTAACTCCGACGAGTATAAATAGTCCAGACAATATAGAAGCAATAAGTAATAAAAACCCGGAATATGCATTAAATACTATTGAAAGACCAGTTGAGGATTTTGCTATAAATGGCATGGTTCCGCAATCGACAAAACAAAATATGAAAGGAACAGGAGTATATCAAGCAAATTGGAATTCTGATAATTATAATTTGGGTAATAATTATTCTACACCGGCAAATACAACACTGAGTACATTTACTGGACAAGATGATGTTTATATGCATAAAAGAGAAGTTCCGACAATGTTTTCTCCACTTGAAAGACGTGATAGGTCATCAATACCGAAGGATGACCCGAGTAATATAAGACATTTAAGAGATCGATATACAACAAGTATTACAAAAAAACCTGATATGAAACCATTTGAATCAATTAAAGTCGGACCAGGTATTAATATTAATTCAGAATCACCAAATAGTGGAATGGGGTTTAATGCCGGATTATCAACAGAAGTATTACCGTCGAATGATTGTTATAAGAAGACACAACTCCCTGGAAGAGTTGCGGGTACTAAATATCAAGCAAGCAATTTACCAACATCTATGCCTGGTATTGGTAAAGTATTTAATCCAGATACCGGTAAAGAAGAATTATATGGTGTACCAAATTTAAAAAGTGGTTCAGGAAATCAATATTATACATTAGAAGATAGACCGTTGGGTAATGGTTCCCCGGCTGATGTTCATAGACCAATGGTGTATTCTCCGGTAATACTTCCAAGTGCTACGGATAAACGTACTACTACAAATGTACAATTTGGAACAACTGTGAATGTTAGTAAATAGTAAATAGTAATTAATTTTAGTAGTAAATAGTAATTAATTTTAGTAGTCAATAATAAATAGTAATTTTAATTTTAGTAGTAAATAATAAATTAAAAATAAAATTAAAAAATAAAATAAAATTATAAATTAAATGTCATTACTTGGACCTGATTATGTATTAGCATTAGATTCTGCTAATCCCGGTTCTGGACCAGTTTCAACCGCTACTGTAATTGCTCCCGATACAAGGAGTGAAACTTATATGTCTATGGGAGATAGTGTTCATTCAAAAATGGATAATAATTTTATACCGACTATAAATGCCCAGAACGAATCCTCACAACAATATGTTAATGATAAATATGTTAATTTTACTGGTAGAGAACAAATTAATCCAACTGTTGTTGAACAAGTCGCATTAAAGGGTGACAATGTATGGAACAATTTAAGTATAAATGATGCTAAAACAACAACAAATGAGACAACTTTGTATTCTTATTCTGGAAATGCTGAGCGTGAAGACCTTGGAAGTAATTGGTGGAGATATTCTGATTCACCAAAGATTACTACAAATGAGACAACTTTATATTCTTATTCTGGAAATGCTGAGCGTGAAGACCTTGGAAGTAATTGGTGGAGATATTCTGATTCACCAAAGATTACTACAAACGAGACAACTTTGTATTCTTATTCTGGGAATGCTGAGCGTGAAGACCTTGGAAGTAATTGGTGGAGATATTCTGATTCACCAAAGATTACTACAAATGAAACAACTTTATATTCTTATTCTGGTGATGTAGCACCGGTTACTGTTATTAATCCAGAGAATCGGGAGTTATATATAGGGGATGGACATACATCAGGTGTTACAAATTGGGGCCAGAAAGGAATTACTTTGGTCGAAGATTACGTACCGGGACCAAACGGTAGTGTAAATATCCAATTAGATGCAGATGAAAAAATCGGTTATACATTATTAAAAGATGATCAAGATACGATTAGTTCAGCTGGTTCTGGAACTTATTTACAAGCAACACCTAATGCTACACATTATCAACAAATAGATAAGGATTTAATTGGAGAAGTAATATTTCCCCCAAATAAAAATATAGGAATTGATGATAGACAAGTATCAAATTATGTTATTAATAATTTAACTGAGAATCCGTTAAGTGTTTATAGAAATAAACAGAGTAATGATAATAAAATTCCGTCTTTTTTTGTAAATACTAATCCGACTCATTTCAATTCAATTAATCAGAACGCAGTAGAGTATTCAAAATTAAATGAATATACTCCTGATGTTGGAGTAGTTAATATATTTGAAGATAATAAATATAATCCAAATGAAATAATTGTAATGAATACAAATGCACAAGAAAATAATAACATTGAAAACCCAATGTTATTTCAAAATAAAGTTCCAAATAATAAAAATTCATATTTAGGTAAAGCATATTCAGGTAATGCAAATAATTCTGGAATTTTATTAGATTCAGATTCATATGAATCAAGTAAATATATACATAGATTTGAAAAAACTGGTTGTCTTAAGACGTGTTAGATATTATTACATCAATATTATTTTTAACAGTATTTAAAAATACATTTCGTAGAGATATAAATGATTTATTTTCAATTGAATGTAGTAAAGTCTCTAAGGATATCCATCTAATATCATTTTTTTCTAAATTTTTTTTATCTAAAATGTTTTTCATATAATTTTTTGTACAATGAAAACGATTACGATATTCTTCTGAATAATTTAATCTAAATAAATACATATAATAAGAATAACCTAACCCCGTTTTAGAAACAATTTTAATACATTTTTTATTTTTCAAATGTTTTTTTACAAACTCAATACTATAAATTGAACCCAATGATTCTTCATATAATTCTCTTGACGCTGTTTGTTCTGAATCATTCCGGTCCCTTATTTCAGACCTTCCACCAAAATCGGACCATTTATTATCATAATCTCTTCCTAAAAGAAAATATGTATTATCTCTGTATGTACTATAAATAAGTACTCCCGCTGAATAATTATTATTCATTAATAATTACTTATACATTAAGTTTATATTAATATACGCGGAATTATTTAAAGAATTAAATTAAATAATCACATGACTCTAACTAATATACTTAAAAATAGTCCAGGACCATTTAGTACTTATATATTAAATCATTCTCGTTCTGATAATTCAAAAAAAATGAAAAATAATAATAATATGAGTGCTAAAACGCCTAATATTAAATTAGTTGATAATAGCGACGACGAAGAAATCGTCGTAAATCAGTCAAATAATATAGATGATGTAAATTTAATACTTGATTCAGATGATGAATCAGTTGATACAGCAATAAATGAAAATATTACACCAGTTAAAACTAAAAAAAGTAAAATGCCGATTATTGAACAGGATGAATTTAAATTTTTTTCTAATAATATGAAACAAAAACCTATTATAACAAGAGAAGAAAAAGCATATAAATCAGATTCTGAATCAGAATCTGAAATTGAGTCTTCTGATTCTGACTCCGAAGAAGAAGAAGAAGAGAAAAAAGAAAACATTAAAAGTAGTCCAAAACTATCAAGTAGAGAAATGGAGAAAAAGAAACAAGAAATTTTGATAAAACTAATATCCTTAGAGAAAAAAGGTATAGCATTAACTAAAAATTATTCATTAAAAAGTTCGTTGGAGGAATTAGAATTTGAATATGAGACACAACGGTATTCTGCTGAAATTGATGCGAGTGTTAAATTTCAACAAAAAATCTTAATGGCTGGTATAACCGGTATTGAATTTTTAAATAAGAAGTTTGACCCTCTTGGGGCAAAATTAGAAGGATGGTCTGAATCTGTAATGGATAATATTACGGATTACGAAGAAATCTTTAAAAAATTACATGAAAAATATCAAGAGCGGGCATCAATGCCGCCTGAATTACAATTATTAGTAACATTAGTAGGAAGCGGATTTATGTTTCATTTGACAAATACTTTATTCAAGAGTTCTTTACCTGGATTAGGAGATGCATTAAAAAATAATCCTGATATAATGAATAATATAATGGGAGCAATGGGAAAAGCGATGAATACGGCACAAAATACTTCGGGTGCACCCCAAATGGCACCCCAAATGGCACCCCAAATGGCACCCCAAATGGCACCCCAAATGGCACCCCAAATGGCACCCAAAATGGCACCTCAAATGGCACCCCAAATGGGAAATTATAGTAATTCGGATATGTCTGGTCCATCATTAAATTTAAGTTCAATGATGAATAAATTTTCAACTGGTCCTCCACAAGCAACTATGCAACAAGCACCCAAACAAAAATTTAAAAATGATGATTATGAATCAGATAGATTTTCGATAGCAAGTTCGTCAGATGCCTCAGACATTAAAAGTATACCCCTTGTTAGTAATAAAGGAAAAAAAGGAAAAAGTATTAAAATTTAGATTAAATCAATTATTCTCTGTAAAAATTAATTATAAGTATTACTTTAAATAAAATAATAATTATAATTAATAAGTAATGGCCCCTCTGTCATGTGCGTCTATTGTTGATCATTATGGAGTTGATTTTGGAAAAAGTGCTGAACAAATAGCGAGTGATATGTTTAAAAAAAATCAAGAATGTGCAGAAAAAAACAACAACTATCAAAATAAAATAAAAACAGAGGAAATAGCTGGAAAACATGAGTATTCTAATATAAATGGTCAGAATATTCCAATTTCAACAAATGTCGCCCCAAGAATGGCTTGGAATAATAGCAAAAATTCGTTCCAGGACAAATTAGGTAATTCATTTTTAAATAGATTCCAAAAACCTACTGTGGAATATTTTTCAGATTCTGAACATTTAATAGAATTATTAGTAGAAGGTGTATTTCTTTTAAAAATTATAATTTTTGTATTAATATTAATACTTATTTCTAATTTTACTAAAAAAAATTAAAAATTAAAAATTAAAAATTAAAAATTAAAATTAAAAATTAAAAATGAAAATTAAAAATTAAAAATTAAAAATTAAAAATTAAAATTAAAAATTAAAAATTAAAATTAAAAATTAAAAATTAAAAATGAAAAATTAAAAATGAAAAATGAAAAATGAAAATGAAAAATGAAAAATTAAAAATTAATGAATAGCAATTTCTTCTAATATTAATTTACAATTAATATTTTTTAATGAATATTTATCATCATTATAAAAGTTTTGTCTAAATTCATTTATGGACAAAGTTCCACCATATTCTTTTAATATTTCTATCGGTGGTGCTGGTTTAATAACATAATCATAACCAAATAATTTTTTATACATTTGTCCAACTAAGTATGATTTTGTGTAATAAACTTTATGATTATTAGCATATGTTTTAACACAATTTGGACTACAATAATTTCCGCAAACTTTATATCTTGATGTTTTTGGGCAATAATCAATGGGTAAAAAAAATGGTTTATTCTGAAATGTGTGATGACAATTATAACATCTATTATGACTTAATAATATATCATTTCCAGAATCAAATGTGTCTTTATGATATTTCATTATTTTTATTTTTTTAATTTCTATTTTTTTACGATTATTAGTTTCTAATTCAAAATCTTCAAAATCTGATTTGGTTAAATTTATTTTACATTTTTCGTTTTTTTTTAATGTAGATATTATATTTTCTGTATTAATTAAATCTTTATTCGTGTGTACTTTAATATTTAAATTACCGAATGATATATCTTGTTGTTCATAATTTTCAGATATAATTTCTGTATTTAAAGTGTTTTTAATATTATCAGAAAAAATAATCTCATTATTATCTAATAATTTACTCGTAGTTTCAACTTCCCATTTTTTTTTTCTTCCTCTTTTTTTTTTAACTACATCTTCTGGAATAATTTTAATAGAATCTGGGTCAATTATTTTTTTTTTCCTACCCCTTGTTTTTTTTTCTGGAACAATGTTCTGAATATTATTATCTATATCTGAATCACTGGAATCAGTCATATTATATTAATAATTAAATTTAAAACTTTAAGCTATTTAAAGTAATTTTAATTATTAAAGTAAATGTATATTTTGTATATTAGTAGTTCAATATTTATTTCTTATATTATTTATAATTATTTTTTCAAAATAGGGAGTAAACAAATCAAGAGTAAAAAATTAGAAAATGATATTGAGTATTTTTTCACGTTGAATACTGTTGACATCTATGATTTTGACGCTAATAATTTTGACACTAATAATAGTACACTAAATAAAACCATCTACTTTAATATTGTATTTAATAAGAAAGAAAATATAATTATTAATGAAAATTGTAATTATTTAATATGTCATTTTACATTAAATGAAAAAAAATATTCTAAATTAATAAAAAATAATGAATTTATATTTCCGTTTTATAAAAAAGAACAAATAATAGATTATGTTTATATTAATAAAATTACAAAGATTCATATTAATTTAGATAATATTGAAAATGAACATATAATTGACATTACTGATAAATTATTAAAATATATTGGACCGAATTATGATTTTTATTGTGATGATCCTAATTGTTTAGTAAAAGACTATTATAAATTATTTAATATAGAATATACATGTAACACAATTATGAAAATTTATGACCGTTTTGATAATTACATTATTTATAATATAAATGATTCATTAAAATGGAATCCAAATATAATAAAGTAATTTAAAACTATAATTAATTTAATTATAATGATTCATAAAATAGTTGAAATACAAACTGTTCAATCAAATGCTATAAGAATATTATGTGAAGCACTAAAAGATATTTTAACAGATGTAAATTTACAAATTACACAAGAAGGATTAAAAATAATATCGATGGATGGTTCTAAGGTTGCGGTAATTAATCTGAAACTACACGCAACAAAATTTGAAATATATAACTGTGAAAAAAATATTAATGCTGGTATTAATATGTCATCCTTGCATAAAATAATTAAAAGTATAAAAAACAATGATACAATAGAATTTTATATTAATAATAATGAACCAAGCAAATTATTTATACAAGTTATAAATAAGGAAAAGAAGACAACAATTTTGACAGCATTAAAATTGTTAGATATAGATGAAGATATATTAGAAATACCAAATATTGAATTTGACTCTGTAATTACGATGCCATCCAACGATTTTCAGAGTTATATTAGAGAGTTATCAATTATAACTAATAAAGTTAAAATTACAACAGTAAATTCCAATTTTACATTAGAAGGAGAAGGTGATTTTGCAGAGACTAAAATAACCGTGGGTGATTCTGAAACAATTAATATATTGAAAGAGTGTGATGATAATTTAGACCATGCATATGGAGTATTTAATATTAAATATTTATTATTATTTACAAAATCTACAAATTTATGTACAACAGTTGAAATATATCTTAAAAATAATTATCCATTAATATTAATATATAATGTTGCAAATTTAGGTACATTACAATACTGTTTAGCTCCATTAAATGAATAATTTTGAAAAACAATTACCAAAACAGTTACCAAAACAGTTACCAAAACAGTTACCAAAACAGTTACTCGGGTTTTCTATTATTATTGAATCACATGATGTTATTAATTTTACAGGGACTTGGGCTAGGGCTGGGACTTGGGCTGGGACTTGGGCTAGGGCTGGGGCTGGGACTTGGGCTGGGGCTGGGGCTGGGGCTAGGGCTAGGGCTGGGACTTGTGGGTAAATCAAAACAGGGATAATATACGTGTTAGAATCAATATCATCATTTACAGTATTTGAATAATTATAGAAAGGTAAATAATTATTGCATGGGATATCACACATTTTAATTTCATTTAATTTTAAATATTTATTTTTCATTATATAAATACATATTTCAAATTAATTATTATAATTTATATTATTATATGTTGATTTTAATAATTTATATTATTATTATTATTTTAATATTAAGTTTAATTAAACCGTGTATAGATTATTTTACATCAGATACTAAAATTATAAAATCACAAACAAAACTAACACCAACCCTAACACCAACCCTAACACAAAATACAGAGAAAAAATTGCTTGTCTTGTTCGTGTTTCATATTTATAATGATAGAGTTGAAGATTTCATAAAAAATTGTATTTTTTATGATGAAAATATAGATTTTATTATAATTTCAAATAATAAAAATAATAAATTTGAGGTTCCTAATTATGTAAAAACAATATTTAGAGATAACATAGGTTATGATTTTGGAGGATGGAGTGATGCTTTACTGACAGATAATTTATACGAAAAATATGATAATTTTATATTTGTTAATTCTTCGGTAATTGGACCGTTTCTTCCACCTGATTATAAAGATAAATGGACTAATATATATATAAATGGTTTACAAAATAATGTAAAACTATTTGGAAGCACAATAAACACGTGTGGAGACCCTTTGAATAAATCACATGTTCAATCTTATATTTTTTCAATGAATAAAACCACGTTAATTTATTTAATTAATTGTCAAATATTTAATATCACTAATTATACGAAAACATTTAATGATGCTATTTGGAAAAAAGAAGTTTTAATGTCTAGACAAATTATTAAAAATGGTTGGAATATTGGGTCATTGTTACCGTATTACAAAAATGTCGATTTTACATTTAGTAATAAAACACCCCAAGAATATAAAATAAAATTTTTAGATGATGTAATGTATGCACCTTTTAAAGATTCATTATGGAATGTCTATGATCTTGTATTTATAAAAGGAAATAGAAATATAAAGCTGTAAATTCATTATATTGTTTTTTCTTTAAAAAATCATACAAAAAATTTCCCAATATAAGATAATTATAAAAATAAACCAACGGGTATTGATTATGATGAATACATTAGAGATATAAAATTACATGAAAATATACCTCTTGTAAATTATATGAGAAATAGATAATATTATTATTATTATTATCTATTTTAATATTAAGTTTAATTAAACCATGTATAGATTATTTTACACCAGATAATAAAATATAAAATCATAAACAAACTAACGGCAATCCCAATATATATTTTTTTTTTAAATTAATCTGGATAATAAAATATGGGTTAGGCCGGCGTTTTAAATGTTCAAATGTGTAAAGTAAAAAACCGATCTATTATTGGAAAAACATTCATTATATAAATACATATTTCAAATTAATTCACTTAAAGAATTATTTAAATTAAATTCAATGAATAAAGTAGAAATTACACATAATTCGGATGGGTCATATTTAAATTTACCAAGTATTCCAGATGATGTATTACCAATTGTTACTATTGTTACTCCGACATATAATAGACATGATATATTTGATTTAGCTATTAGAAATTATTTAAATTTTGATTATCCAAGAGAAAAGTTAAATTGGATTATATTAGATGATTCTCCTGATGATTCATTAAAATTATCGTTACCGGAGGATAAATCAATTAGATATATACATTTAGATAAAAAAGAGACAATTGGAAAGAAACGAAATATTCTCGCGGACAAATGTAATAGTAAAATTATATGTCATATGGATGACGATGATTATTATTATCCAGATTCAGTTAAGATTAGAGTAATTTCATTAATGTCTTATAAAAAAGGTGTATGTGGTTGTATTGAATATAATTGTTATAATTTAGTCGATGATTCTCAATTTATTGCACGGGGTAATGAAGATGATTATAATATAGGTGAAGCTGCATTATGTTATTTAAAAGATTATTGGAAGTTTAATAAATTTAATGATTCTGATACACACGAGGAATCTATATATTTTCTTAAAGATGGTAAACGAGATTATATAGATATTCCTTGTATATGGACTTTATTGTCTATTACACATGGTAAAAATGTTTCAGGAAGAAGAAATATACAACCAGTCGTCGCATATTCTTTTTTAGACTTACTACCAGTTTCAGATTTAGAATATATTAAGTCTATGAAATTAAAATTGATGCTAAAAGACCCAGATAATAAATACTGTTATGAATTAATTAAGAAACTTAATAGTAATAATAATCCAGAAAAAATAATTAATTCGTTGTCATTAAAATTTCGAAAAAATGTAATTATTCGGGAATATTTAAACAGTAAACCGACTAAAAGTACATGTTCTGATATTGATTATTTAATTATATGTTTTCCGGGACAATATGTAAGAGAATTAGATTTTGAAAAACAAGATAAATTAATTGAATTTATTCAAAGTAATAAAAAAAATTATCGTTTTACTATTTATACTAATTGTGAAATAGGTTATTCGTATAATGGAATTACTGTAAGTCCATGGTGGAAATGGAGAATAAGTAATCAATATTATAAATGCTTAATTTGGAATGAGCCATCACATTTAAAATTAAATATAAGTTGTAAAGAAATTTACTTTAATAATGAATATTCTTTTGATGTTCCTGAAATAAAAAGAGCAAAAGAATTTGAATCAATCTAAAAAACAACATGTGTTTGATTGTTAATAAAAAAATAGTTAATTAAAAGTATTACTGTATTTTAATACTTTTAATTTAAATTTTATTCCTCTGATTTTATTCTGATTTTATTCTGATTTTATTCTGATTTTATTCTGATTTTATTCTGATTTTACTCTTATTTTACTCTTATTTTATTCTGATTTTACTCTGATTTTATTCTGATTTTATTCTGATTTTATTCTGATTTTACTCTGATTTACTCATCATCCGGGTTTAACATTTCAGTATTTCCGAAAGAACCACCCATAACACCACCATCTTCGGTCAATCCTCTATTCGCTGCACCACCATTATATTGTTTGTTAATATTTTGAAGAGCCAGATTCTGAGACATACATCTAACTAATTGATCACGATCAAATCCATTATTTTTACAATTTAATGGACTTAGTGGACCATTATCTTGCGATATAGCCTTAAAATTACTCTTGGTTGATTTTACAAAAGAAATTACACTTAATATGAGTGCAATTAAAGTAAATAAACATAAACCAATATTTAACCAAAATTCTTTATTTAATGAAACAGCCATTTATAATATAATAAATATAATAAATTCAATAAATATAAAAAAAGTAAATAATAAAGTAAAAAAGTAAATAATAAAGTAAAAAAGTAAATATTAAAGTAAAAAAGTAAATATTAAAGTAAAAAAGTAAATATTAAAGTAAAATATTATACAATTGAGTATTCGAGATAGATTTTAAAGCTTTAAGTGTAATTTACTTAAAGAAATAATATACACTATATTAGATACTTAAATGCAGGTATAGCTCAGTTGGTTAGAGCATGGGTCTTATGAGCCCAAGGTCGCCGGTTCAATCCCGGCTGTCTGCATTTA